TAAACACATAGGGACAGCAGGAGAACACTTAACGTGTAGTGTTCTTTTATTGTTTGGCTGGAACCCCACAATTATTGATGCGGAAGGTATGGACGTCCTGGCGGTCAGGAACCAGGACGTTCTTAGAATACAGGTAAAATCCACCAAAAAATCTTTGGATGGTTACAGCTACCAGTGGCAGGTATGTAAGAGCAACCCTAAGCGCAGCCTGTCTACAGATGACTGCGATATCGTAGCTTGTGTGGCGCTTGATATACGAAAAATAGCGTTTTTTCATGTCAATCATTTAAGAGAGCAACTTACTCGCCGTATTTTGGTCAATAAAATGTCAGCCGATGACATTGAGGCAAGAACCTGGGAAGAATCTTTAGAGAAAACGCAAGATTTTCTCAGATAGACCCCATAAAAATACATTTCTTCGTAGCAACTCTTATAAGTAATGTGCTATGTTGCGTTATGTATAACCAAAGTATAGGAGTTGTCTTATAGAAATATCATTTGTAGAAGCAGTGTTTCGTATTATAAGAGACCGGCGTGAACATAGTATTTACTATATGACGTCTGGTAATCTAAAAAACATGGAACACTATCGTGAAGTCATGGGCAACTTAGATTGCTTGGACCACGTGGAACAGGAACTCAAGAGCCTGCTAGAAAAACAGGAGCTATCTGATGGCTAAATCTAAATCCAAGATAGACTTGGAAGAAGTACAAAAAGGTGTTGAGGCGCTTTCTGAAGCGGCTAAACCCAATCTAGCGGACGTGTATGTAGAACATCCGCGCCTTAATCCAGACATGATCGGTAAAAGTCTGTTGGAACGTATGCCCAATCCTACGGGTTGGCGCATTCTTATCCTTCCGTATCAAGGAACGGCAAAGACCGCTGGCGGTATTTTCCTTCCAGGATCGGTACAGGAAAAAAGTCAGATATCAACCCAGGCCGGATACGTCCTGAAAGTTGGTCCCCTGGCTTACAAGGATACTGACAAATTCCCTAGTGGACCGTGGTGCGAGGAAAAACAGTGGGTAATGTTTGCCCGTTATGCTGGCTCCCGGTTCCAAATTGATGGGGGCGAGGTTCGCATCTTAAACGATGACGAGATCCTAGCCACAATCCTTGATCCTGAAGACATTCACCATTTGTAGGAGGTAAATCATGTCTGAAGAAGATGTAAAAGACGTCGAAATTGATGAAATTGGTGGCGACGTTGATGTAGAAATTGAAGCACCGGAAGTAGACGCTTCTAGTGATGATAACGATGAAAACTTTCAGCGGGCCGAAACGGCTACGCAGAAACGTATAGATCGTCTGACTAAAAAGATGCGAGAAGCGGAGCGGCGAGAAAAAGAAGCTATCCGTTACGCGCAGGCTGTTCAAACAGAAGCCTCTAATTTGAAAAGCCGCATGGATGCTTTAGACACAAATTATGTGTCTGAGTATTCCACACGTGTCAGCACTCAAATGCAGCAAGCTGAAGAAAAATTAGCTCGTGCTATTGAGATGGGAGATTCAGCCGCAACAGTTGATGCCCAGCGTGAAATGACACGGTTGGCTATTCAGGCTGATCGCGCAGAACAAGCCAAACATCAGCAAGAGATAACGCGTCAGCAAGCTTTAGCTGCGCAACAATATGCTACGCAACAACAACGTCAGCAGCCTCAGCAACCTAAACGTCCAGACCCAAAAGCGGAACAATGGGCGCTTAGAAACAGTTGGTTTGGCCAAGACGAAGCGATGACATATGCTGCGTTTGGTATCCATAAAACACTCATCGAAGATGAGGGCTTTGACCCGCAGAGCGATGACTATTATACTGAGCTAGATCGTCGTATTGCCGACAAGTTCGGCAGAGGCGCAAATGCTCCCAGCAGACGACCCGCTCAGACGGTTGCTGGAGCCTCAAGAACATCTTCTGGGCGCAGTGGAAAAAGGGTTCGTCTCACCCCGAGCCAGGTGTCAATAGCCAAAAAACTGGGTGTGCCGCTTGAAGAATACGCGAAATACGTGAAGGAGTAAGGAAAATGGCCGAACACGAAGATTTCTCTGAAGGTTTGTCCGTGGACCGGACACCTCGCGCTAACAAAACTCGGGAGAAAAAGGCTGTGCGTAAGCCTTGGGCTCCCCCGTCGATGCTCGAAGCACCGCCTGCGCCTGATGGCTTTAAACATCGTTGGATTCGCGCTGAAACGCGCGGCTTTGATGATACAAAGAACATCAGCTCCAAGATCCGGGAAGGTTGGGAATTGGTTCGTAAGGACGAATATCCTGACTTTGAAGCCCCGGTAGTCGAAACAGGTAAATACGAAGGTGTATTTGGGGTTGGCGGATTGATTCTCGCCAGAATACCGGAGGAGACCATTCAAGAGCGTTCTGATTACTTCAACAGTCGTAACCAGGACCAAATGAATGCTGTCGATCACGATATGATGCGCGAGAACGCTCACTCAACCATGCGGATCAGCAATGCTGATCGGCAATCTCGTGTAACCTTCGGTGGTCCTAAAAGATAATAGGATCGCCCCAATAGGAGAAAGTCCGACATGGCAAATCAAAATACTGCCTACGGTCTCCGTCCTATCGGGCTTGTTGGTAGCGGTGCAAATTCCACTGGCGTAACCCAGTACGAAATCGCTTCTAACAACACCAATGTGATTTATCAGTACGGCATCGTCGTGCCTTTGGCCGCTGGTGTTATTGATTATGCAGGTGCTACTGATGGTGGCACCACGCAGGCACTTGGTGTTCTGATGGGTGTGGAGTACGTTGACTCGGTTTCTAAGAAACCAGTCTGGATCAACTACTGGCCGGGCTCAGGTTCGGTTAGCGTTGATACTAACCATCCGGTTAAGGCTTTTGTGGCCGATAACCCCAATCAGCTCTTCAAAGTTGCTTCTGACGCTACTTTGACCAACCGCGCTACTGCGCTTGCGACAGTGTTTGCTAACGCTTCGCTAGGCACATCAGCTCGGACGGGAAGTAGCGACACTGGTGTGTCTAACAGCGCTCTCAGTGTAGCTTCAGTGGCTACTACGGCTACGTTACCTCTTCGTATAGTAGGCATCCTCGACGATGCTGCTAACGATGACTACACCGCAGCCGGCATTCCGCTGATTGTTCGTCTGAACGCGCACTTTAACGCTGGTACGCGACGGTTTGATTCTCAAACCACCGCTGACTCGACCGGCATTTAAGGAGGGCTAAACTATGGCTATTTCTCGCGCACAACTCGCGAAAGAGCTTGAGCCCGGACTTAATGCACTGTTCGGGTTAGAGTATGATCGTTACGAAAATGAGCATTCTGAAATCTTTGAAGAGGAGTCTTCGGACAGAGCCTTTGAGGAAGAAGTGATGCTTGGGGGCTTCTCAACGGCACCTGTTAAAAGTGAAGGCGGAGCCATCACTTTTGACGATGCTCAAGAGACGTACACGGCTCGTTACACACACGAGACCATCGCCCTGGCGTTCTCGATCACTGAAGAGGCTGTCGAAGATAACCTCTATGATCGTCTGGCTTCGCGTTACACCAAAGCTCTGGCCCGCTCTATGGCCCAGACAAAGCAAATCAAGGCTGCTTCTATATTGAACAACGCGTTCAATACAGGTGCTTATGCCATTGGTGACGGTGCAGCGCTTTGCTCGTCTTCTCACCCGAGCCTTTCGGGTAACCAGCGTAATGTTCTTTCAGTAGCTTCTGACCTCAACGAAACTTCGCTTGAGCAGATGCTGATTGACATTGCTGGTCTGACAGACGAACGTGGCCTCAAGATTGCTGTTCGCGGCATGAAGCTCATCATTCCGAAAGAGCTTCAGTTCATTGCGGAGCGAGTTATCAACTCAAACCTCCGTTCTGGCACCGCAGACAACGATCTGAACGCCATGAAGACAATGGGAATGCTTCCAGACGGTGCAGTGGTAAACCACTTCCTCGTCGATACAGATGCATTCTTCATCAAAACCGATGCTCCAAACGGCTTCAAGTACTTCAACCGTTCGCCGATTAAAACGGCAATGGAAGGAGACTTCGATACCGGCAACATGCGTTTCAAAGCGCGTGAGCGTTACAGCTTCGGTGTTTCCGACTGGCGTTGCGTATTCGGTACTCCCGGCGCAGCGTAAGTATGTTATAATGGGAGATCCTCTCCCTGGATGACGTACTTGAGGGGGTTCTTCGTTCGCGAAGGGCCCCTTCTTTTTTTATCAACTTGTTGGTAGAATAGTTTTAGGGCTTCCATATAAGCTTCACAGACAGGTCCCGGCCCACCTGACGTTGCACAGACTGTGAGGCAAAACCTTGTGCAAGGGGTGATAAAATGGCTTCGACCACTTTCTCCGGTCCAGTTACTTCCACAAATGGCTTTATTTCTGGTTCCGGCTCTCTCGTCACTGTTGACGGTAACGTAACACTTACTTCCGCTAACCACGCTGGTCGCACAATGCTTCTGGACGTTGCTAGCGGTGCAACCGTTACGCTTCCAGCAGCAACTGGCACTGGCAATGTTTATAAGTTTTTTGTTAAGACGACTGTAACCTCAAACAACTATGTTATTCAAGCCGCAAGCGCGTCTGATAGCATGGCTGGGGTAGCTATCGTTGCAAACGATGGCGGCGACACAGCTTCTATCTTTGAAACTGTAGCAGCTTCTGACACCATTACTTTGAATGGAACCACTACTGGTGGAATCCTCGGCGGTCAGATTGAACTTCAGGACGTATATTCTGGAAAGTTTTCTGTGGTCATTCGCCAAGCTGCTACCGGCACAGAAGCTACACCATTCTCAGCCGCTGTATAATAGGGGCTCATAATGGGAAAGCTTAACAACAAGTCCGGGGCTAAAAAGTCGGTTAAAAAGCCGTCTAAAAAAGCTGCGGAGAAAAAGTCCGGAGATAGCTAATGGCTGATGCGGTAACGTCCCAAACTCTTGCCGACGGTCCAAAATATGCGGTGCTAAAATTCACCAATATTTCGGATGGAACCGGTGAGAGTGCTGTAACTAAAGTGGATGTTTCCGCTCTTGCTTCTAGCGCTGATGGCGACGCCTGTTCGGGCGTCGTCATTGAGCGTATCTGGTGGCAGTGCATTGGTATGAAGGTGCAGATCCTTTGGGACGCCACCTCTGACCAGTTCTGCATTGAGCTGGGCGAGAACCAGAGCGGAAATCATGATTATACCATATTCGGCGGTCTTACTAATAACGCCGGTGCTGGTAAAAACGGTGATATCAAGTTTACGACTGTTGGGGCCGCGGTTGCCGACACGTACACTGTTATCCTTTATCTGCGTAAGCAGTTTAATTAGGAGGCCTTCGGATGGCTCGTGAAGTTAGCTCTATAACGCGGGTTGGCACTAGCGAGCCATTTGAACTACAGGTTGCGCGAGAGCAAATATCCTTTCACAAAACTGTTTTTAAATTTGGTTACAACGCTGATGTTGGAGCTACAAAAGAAACCATTTGGGAACAAGGTGGTTTATATTCCTACCCCGCATCAGCCACAATAATGACTGTATCAAGCAGTTCGGCTAACGACACTGCCGCAGGAACGGGTGCAAGAACAGTAGAGATTTTTGGCCTAGACGCTGATTACAACGAAATAAACGAAGTTGTCACATTAAACGGACAAACGGCTGTTAATACGACAAAATCTTATCTGCGTATAAATCGCGGCCTTGTTCGCAGTGCAGGTAGTGGTGGCGCAAATGCGGGCGTAATCTACGCTGGTACAGGAACAGTAACTTCTGGGGTTCCTGCTAATATTTACCTGACCATAAATGGGGATGGTGATAACCAAACATTGATGGCTCTTTGGACAGTTCCCGCAGGATATACAGCGTTTCTCACAAAGATGGCTTTGTCCACAGGCACCTCAACGCAAACACCTGCTGTTCTAAATGCTTCTCTTGTTGCTAGGCCATACGGAGAAGTGTTTCAAATAAAAGAAAGATTTACTCTTACGGATGGCGCACACGAACAGTTTTATACTTTCCCGTTAAAGTTTACAGAAAAAACAGACTTAGAGATGAGAGCATTTTCTTCTTCAGGGTCGGTTGATTTTAATGTCTCCGCGTCAATGGAGTTTATTTACATTCAAAACGGGAGTGAGCTGTAGTGGCGACAACAAAAGATGTTGAAAGATTACCTTCAGGACGTATTAAATACCGAGGAGAAACTTTCGCGGGCTTCAACAAGCCTAAAAGAACCCCAGGAAAACCCAAAAAAAGCGCAGTTCTCGCTAAAAAAGGCTCTGAAGTTAAGCTTGTTAGGTTCGGAGACCCAAATATGTCAATTAAAAAAGATCAACCCAAACGACGAAGTAACTTTAGAGCCAGACATTCGTGTGATACCGCAAAAGATAAGTTTTCTGCACGGTACTGGTCTTGTAAGGCATGGTAGGGTGACTTTCGTGGCAGACAAAAGCTTGCATGAACTTGAAATAGAGTTCACCGAATGGAAAACGCAACAAAAACATATCGTAGATCGTGTAGATCAGCTACACACTGACATGAGTGATGTAAAAAAGGCTGTTTTTCAAGCGAAATGGATGCTTGTTGGTGCTTTGTTTTTTGCGGGAATAATGAGTAGCGACGCTTTTGTGCAGTTTTTGTTTAATGTGGGGACTAAATAGTGGCTTATTCACGTAAATCCTCAAAAGCCTCTCCAAAAAGCAAAGGCAGTAAAATTTGTCCAGCAGGAAAAGCTTGGGCTGAACGTACATTTGACACATATCCTAGTGCTTATGCTAACTTAGCTGCATCTAAGTATTGTAAAGATCCTAATTATGCCAAATCCTCAAATAGAAAAAGCAAGAATGGGTGAACTAGACAAGTGGTTGAAACAGGATTGGGTTCGTATCGACAGTAGTGGAAACATTGCTGGTGAATGTGGTACGTCTAAAGATAAGAAAAACCCAGACAGGTGTTTGCCTAGAGCAAAAGCCAGTAGTTTAAGCCGTCAAGAAAGACAGGCAACAGCAAAAAAGAAGAAACAAAGCAAGCAAACTTACGTTAAAAACACCAAAAAAGCTGAAGTAAGCTTTGCTTATGGTGGGGCGGTATCCTTGCCAAAACCAAAACGAAAGTTTAATGGAAAAGGCATACCAGGAACGGCTGTCGCTCGCGGATGCGGTATGGTGATGGCAAATCGTAGGAAACGGACTAAGGGTTCCGTCACACAGTCATGAATTTACGGTTTTTCGGCCTACCTCAAGAGAACGCTGTTGTTCGTGAAATGATGGAATGGTCGAATACGGCTTTAAATACCCCGCATCCGTTTTTTAACAATCTTCCACCTTGTCCCTATGCCAAGCAGGCTTGGTTAGATAATAAAGTAGCTGTACTTTTTAAGTACGAAGATAATTACCAAACGGTTTACTCGACGATATCACAATTTGAAGACACGTTTGATGTGGCTATTATTGTTGATATGGAAAACAAGCTGGATAACGAAGACTTTCACACGTATTTAGACGGGTTAAACCTGGCTATTTCTGAAGGTTTTTTCATAGATCGAGATATTTGGCTGATGGGGTTTCATCCAGATGACGAGGGGACTGAATTTGAAGAAGATGTTCCTTTTGAACCATTGGTAGACCATTCATATTCTATGATTTTTGTTCAAAGATTGTCTAAGCTTCAGGAATCGGCAGACAAACTTCGTAAAAAAGGGTATTATGACGGATACGACGACGGTTATAACGCCCAAGATATCTTTAAACTTCGCGAAAAACTCTATAGGAGACTAAAAAATGGCGATGAATCCTCGTAAAATGCGTGGCGGCGGCATGGTTAAGAAAATGCGTGGCGGCGGCATGGTTAAGAAAATGCGTGGCGGCGGCATGGTAAAAAAGCCTGAAATGATGGAAAAAGGTGGCGTTTCCGTTGCTGATCTTCGCAAGATGGCTAAAGATAAGGGTTATAAGCTCGTTAAGGAGTGATAAATGGCCACTTCCGGCAGCACAAACTTTGAATTAGATGTCTCCGACTACATTGAAGAGGCGTTTGAGCGTTGTGGGCTTGAGGTTCGTACAGGATACGATCTCAAGACGGCGAAGCGTTCCCTAAACCTAATGCTGGCGGATTGGGCTAACCGCGGTTTGAACCAATGGACCATAAAACAACGGTCAATAACAATGGTTCAAGGCGATGGAGAATACGATCTGGGAACAGACGTTATCGACGTTCTATCGGTAGTTGTTAGGCGGGATAGCACAGATTATGCGCTGGAGCGTCTTAGCCGCAGTGACTACATTACGATCCCGAATAAAACTACGCAGGGACGTCCGAACCAGTTTTTCCTGGATCGTCAATTAACGCCAAACCTGAAAATTTGGCCTCTTCCAGACAACAGCACGGACGTGATCTATTACGACGCGCTAACTCGTATGGATGATGCTGACACTTTTGTTAATACGATGGACATACCTTTTCGGTTTTATCCATGTTTAGCAGCCGGGTTGTCGTATTATTTGTCGCTAAAGCGGGCTCCTCAGCGTACTCAACTACTCAAAGCCGTGTATGAAGAAGAGTTTCAACGTGCAGCCGAAGAAGACCGTGATCGTGCTTCCTTCAATGTTGCTCCTAAATATGATTATTATGGAGCGCGTTAATGTCTAAATTTGCCAGCGGAAAAGACTCTTGGGCAATTTGTGACCGTTCTGGCTTTAGATATCCATATCGCGTCATGCGTAAAGAGTGGAACGGTCTTTTGGTCGGTCCTGACCAATATGAACCAAAACACCCTCAACTGGGTCCCTTCCGTAAGGTTGTAGACCCGGAAGCACTTAGGAACGCTCGACCAGACATTGTAGAAGCTACAGATGTTTACGTCGGTATTCCTTTGGTAGAAGATCCAACACTACGGCCAGCGCCAGGATACACGCAGGTCGGACAAGTTACGGTGAGTACGCCATGAGCTTTACATACGACGAACTCAAGACCGCGATCCAAGATTATACGGAAAATGACGAAACTTCTTTCGTTAATAATCTTCCCACGTTTATTAGGCTTTCTGAGGAAAGAATACTTAAAAACGTACAACTAAGCCTATTCCGCAAAAATGTTAGCGGTACTTTAACGTCTTCAAACAAGTATCTTGCGGCTCCGTCGGACTTTTTGACTCCGTTTTCTTTGTCTTTTGTTGATTCTGGTGGAGATCATCAGTTTCTGGAGTTTAAGGACGTAGATTACGTGCAGACATTTAATCCGGACGCTACGACGACCGGAAATCCACGTTATTATGCTGTCTTCAACGTAGATTATTTTATTTTAGGGCCTACCCCTGATTCGAGTTACACAACGGAGTTACACTATTTTTATCGTCCAGCCAGTCTGACCGCAGGTGCCGGAAGCGGAACTACCTGGTTAAGCGAAAACGCCGAAATAGCACTCTTGTATGGAAGCCTGATTGAAGCTTACCTATATATGAAAGGCGAGGCGGATATCATGGCGCAGTACGAAAAAAGGTTTTCTGAGGCTTTGATTGGTTTGAAAATGTTTGGTGAGGCTAAGGAGGTTACCGATCAGTATCGTACTGGTATGGTAATTAGGCCACAACAATGAACGTAACACCGTTAAAAACAGAATATGCCTTAGATTTTGGCATCGAAGTTCGGACCACTAATCATCGTGGGTTTACCCCGGAAGAAGTAGCGGAGCGTTGTGCAGATCGCATCTTATCTGTATCTGACGAAGCTCCTGCCGCAATCCGGGATCAAGCCTATGCTTTTCGCAAAAAACTTGTTAAACTGCTGGAGTTTTACATGCGTGAGGCCATAAAAAGTGACCGGACGACTGTATTTAACGCCCTTAATGATGCGGGGCACCCGGACCTTGCAGAATTGATTAGGAGGCTATGAAATGGCGTTTACCGGAAACTTCATGTGTACTTCCTTTAAGAAGGAACTAATGTTTGGCGCGCATGATTTTGCCGCCGCTGGCGATACCTTCAAAATGGCTTTGTATACGTCATCTGCCACTTTGGATGCGTCTACCACCGCATATAGCGCTACTAACGAAGTTAGTGGAACAGGTTATTCATCGGGAGGACAAGATCTTACAAGCGTTGATCCTGCTACTTCAGGAACAACGGCTTATGGTGATTTTGCAGACGAAACCTGGACGACTGCTACGATTACCGCGCGTGGTGCGTTAATTTACAACAGCACCCCAAACACCACTTCCATTGCACTGACCAACCCGTCAGTCGTAGTTCTGGATTTTGGCAGCGATAAGACGTCTACTGCTGGCGATTTCACCGTTGTTTTCCCAACTGCGGATGCCAGCACGGCGATCATCCGGATCGCGTAAATGGCCGACGCCCTTGTCGTCTTTGAGGGCTGGAACTCTTCTACTGTAGGGTGGGGCGACGGTCCTTGGGGCGAGGGTATCGCATTACCGGGAGCGGCCGGCTCTGTTGGTTCGGTTTCTATTGAAGCTGATGCCAATGTTCCGGTTACTGGATTAGAAGCAACAGGTAATGTCGGTTCCGTAACGGTAGTTGCGGAAGCTAATATTTATGTTACAGGCCTTTCGGCAACAGGTACTGTTGGCTCTGTAACCATAATAGCGGAAGCAAATGTATTTCCAGTGGGTGTTTCTGCAACAAGTGTTGTGGGAACAGCCACCGTATCTGGTGATGCAAACATCCCTGTTACGGGCATAGTATCTTCCACCGCAGTAGGTAGTGTAACTGTTTCGGCAGACGCTAATGTTTCTGTAACGGGTATTTCTGCTACAGGTGGTGTTGGTAGTGTAACCGTTAGCGGAGAAGCAACTGTACCGGTTACTGGTGTTTCTGTCACTGGTTCGGTAGGATCAGTCACGGTATCGGCAAATGCCGATGTTTCTGTGTCTGGGTTAGAAGCTACCACTACAGCAGGTAGTGTAACAGTTTCGGCGGATGCTTTTGTTTACCCCAGCGGTATTGCAGCTACTACGAATGTAGGCACTGTAACAGCTAGAACCGTTAATTACATAGATGTCACGGGCGTATTGGCTACAGGGCAGGTTGGTTCTGTAAGCACTTCATCAAACGCTACTGCACAGGTCACTGGGGTCTTTGCAACGGGAGGGACCGGTGTTGTATTAGTTTGGGGAAACATTGTACCGTCTCAAGATCCAGGGTATAGTGACATAAACCCGAGCCAGACTCCTGGTTTCGCCGTAATTGGGCCGGCGCAAAGTCCGAGCTACAGCGATGTAAGCCCGGCTCAAAGCCCGACATTTAGTGAGGTCGAGCCTAATCAAGAGCCTGTTTGGCAACAAATAGCAGCATAGGGTTAAACAATGCCTAGCACATATACATTAAACAACGGTATTACCTTAATCGCTACAGGCGAACAGTCCGGAACCTGGGGTTCCACGACAAATACAAACCTTGAGCTGGTGGATACCGCTCTTGATGGCCAGATAACCATCACGCTTGCCTCTGCGGGCACATCAGGAAGTCCAAACGACTTACCAATCAGTGATGGTTCGGCTTCAAATGGCCGGAATCGTCTAATTATTTTTAACGATGGCGGCGATTTAGGAGCAACGGCTTATGTACAGCTTACGCCAAACGACGCCGAAAAGATTATTTATGTAAGAAATGCGCTCTCTGGAAGCCGGTCTATTCTTCTTTTCCAAGGCACTTATAGCGCATCAAACGATTATGAAGTCCCTGCTGGCGCGACTGCGATTGTATATTTTGATGGAGCAGGCACGGGCGCGGTAGCTGCGAACGTATTTAATAATGCTTATTTTGATGGCCTTCGCTTGGGTAGCGTTTCGGTTACAGCTATCCTTGACGAAGACAACATGGCCTCTGACAGCGCGACCGCTCTGGCTACGCAGCAGTCAATTAAAGCCTATGTGGACAGCCAAGTCGGCACGGTGGATACCCTTGCCGAAATCCTTGCTAACGGTAATACGACGGGCGGCACCAATCTCGTTGTTACTGCTGGCGATGCCTTAACTGCCGATACTATTTCCGAAACTACCGCCGCATCTGGCGTAACCATTGATTCTTTATTGGTTAAAGATGGTGGTATAACTGCTGCCGGTACCTCTACTTTTGCAGGACAGACGATAAGTAACCTTGGCTCTGTTACAACTGCAGACATAAACGGCGGCACGATTGACGGCACAACCATAGGTGGGACTACGGCTGCGGCAATTACAGCTACAACCCTTAATGCTACAGGTGGCGGTTCTTTAACAGGCACATGGTCAAATTTAGGTACAGTCACCACTATTGACATCAACGGTGGCACTATAGACGGCGCAACAATCGGCGGGACGACGCCTGCTGCCATCACTGGCACGACAATCACTGGCACTAGCTTTGTGTCTTCCGGTGACATGACCTTCGGCGACAACGACAAAGCCATCTTCGGCACTGGGTCTGATCTACAGATTTACCATAATGCTAGTAATTCTTACATTGAAGATACAGGCACTGGTAATTTAAATTTAAGAACAAACGGAACAAGTGTTAGAATTGATAGTA